GTTTTTTTTTTTTTTTTGGGCAAGGCACAAAGCCTTTAAAGGTAAATTACAGCTGATCTGCAACTGCCGCCGGTTAGCCCCCCATGGTGTACCATGGGACCGCGCAGGACCTACAAGACTAAACTTGCAGAAACCCCCCGAAGGGGCACTCCAACGAGATGTGTAAACATACAGAAAAACACAAAATATTTTTGGCCTGTGGTGAGTATAATTCCTTGGTCTGTTCCCCAACAGAACCATATAGGGTACCGACACCAGCACACCACAGTGCTGGCCATACCAAGGTACTCAGGGTTTATTATTATTTAGAAAAGAACACAAATGCATTAATTGGCTGTGATTAGATCACGAGGTCCGAACCGAACTAGATAAGCTGTTCCATTTAGAACAATAGTGGAAGCTGCCTGATTGTAATAAAATTGGCCACTGCTGTCTCCAATCACTGCAGCCTCATACGAGGCATACACCGCAACTGTGGATCCAACGACCAACAAATACAACGCCGTCCCATCAACAATGGCAGTCGTGTTTGCAACACTGTTGACAGTAGATGCATTGGAGGAATTCCACTCAATCGTTGTTTGGAACTGATTGGTGTAGTTACCTACAGATGCAGTACTCTGATCAATGTCACAAATGAATCGCCAGATGGAACCGTTTGAGGAACTCGTGATGTTACCAGCGGTAGCAAGGAATGCATTGCCGACCACGGTAGCAACCGAATTGTTTAATGTATAAGCAGCTCCTGCTCCAAAGGAAATCGGCAGAATGGATGAGTGTGGTGAGAACATGGTGTGCCTAAACTCCAACTCGTAATCAATGAGCAAATAACCTGATGTGTCCGCAGTAGAAGTTAGTGTATAAACTTGAACTTCACCAAGAACATTATCATTGAATACGGTGGAGTTAAATGCATCAACCTTCCGCCATTTTGTGTCCGTATCCACCACAATAGAGTGGTTGGTCCAAATTGGTCCAAGGATAGCCTTGCCTCGTGTCATAGCACGGGCCAGGAATTGGGAGTTAGCTCCATTCTCGAGCGGCTCCAACACATTTGGGGAATAGTCAATCAACACCTCACCATTGGTACTAGTAGGTTGTTTAGTGACGAAATGAATTGCCACCTTCGTAAATCGATATTCTTGGTAGGTGCGTGCTAAACTTCCCATAACTGAAGCAGGATAATACGCTGGATGCAATGGCGCAAGAGCACCAATTTGAAAATTAGTGCTGTTGGCTTGCTGCACTGAGACAAGGAACTCGCGGCCGCTAGCACGAACACCATCCTTAATAGGAACAGTGGTCGGTTTAGACGCCGCCATGGTGGTTCCAATACTCACAGGTGCAGAGGACACACTCAATGGTGCCACTTTACCAGTTGTGAACAAACGCTTAGCTCGGTTCTTAACTCCAGAAGCCACTTTCCTGGCTTTCTGTCCTAACTGAGCACGAAGCAGCTGCATCTCAGCTTCAAGACGCAGCATATCCTCTTCACGTACACGAGGAGTTGGATTACGAAGGGCATATTCAGCACTACGTAGTGCTATAGCCTTATTAATGTTAGCCTTACGTTTAGGCATATCTAAAACTGAAACTTTTTCTGGGGTGATAAAGGTATTGGGGGATAAATGGCCTTTATCATGGCCCTGACTCAATAACCCAACAGCTCGCAGGACGCCTTGGGACCCCACTAGGGCCCCAGCAAACATGCGCTTGGGATTGAAACTGGTCAGGTTGGTTATAGCAAAGTCACGGTCCGCATCCAAGAGATCACCACCCTGAGCGTACACCGCATCATGTTGCTGACATGAGCGGTCAAACTCATCAATAGGTTTCATACTCCCGGCAACACTGGACTGCCACCGACCCTCACTCCAACCAGGGCCACAATAATTACCGTGATAGCTAAAAGACATAGAAGATTTCTGGGGATGAATAGTTTTCTATATCAACCTGGGGCGTAAACTCCCATGAGTCATAATACTCCTCAAGAGCAACCTGCTCATCAGGAGTTATTCCCCAGGCTTTGAAAACACTTAAACGGGCTTCTGGTAGCACATGTTTGAAGCGAGACTCTCGCTCACCGCGCATACGCGACATGCCAGTGTCCATAAACACTGCATTGGCAACGTTTCCTCCACGTTTACCATTACGCATGTAAGCTCGATAAAAGCTCTGCATAATAGGCACACCGCTAGTAAGTGCTAATCCGCACTCACCAACAGCATGCATCCATTTTAACAGACCTTCACCATCAAGGTCAGCAATACACATGGAATCTTTCTCCATGGCGACCTTTATGTTGCGTACCATAATCCATTCATCTCCAGTAAATATGGGATGCATCTGGCAAAATTCTATACGTTCAAAGTCATAAGCGGGTGGTTCCACCACCATGCGGAATCCAAGACTCAAAAACCACTCACTCAACCCTTGGGAAAATCTCTGCAAGTCCGTGTCCTCCATGAACACAACGCAGTCGTCGCCATTGTTAACCAACTTAACGTCAACTTGGCGCTCCTTAGCGTATGTCCAGATCATTGCACACATTATAATGCAATTTCCCAGGGCGGTATTCATGTCTCCACTCGCCCGCTTACCTTTAACCTTATAACGCAGTTTGCCATCCTCGGCATAGCCCACACCTCTATTCTCTCGTTGCCATCTCAAAAGTTCCTTCAATTCAGGACTGTGGTTATAGATGGCCTCATAAATGGAATGCTCCCATCGTAGCATGCCTTCACAAACATGCATGTCGAACTTGGTAGCATCGAGGCCCACGGCCACCGGCCGTCTAAAACTATCCCACTTCCCCTTCATTACCCGTGCAACGCCGGCCACCGTGTAACCTTTCATCACCGTGGGACCATCACCAAACACTTGGGCAATACGGTTATACAACCGATGCTCAATGTGTTTAATATAACGGCCCACAGCCAGGTTGTACACTGGTTTGCGCGGCTGAATACACCGGGGAGCTTTATCAACGTTTACTTTTTCACACTTTACAAATGCAGAAATCAAAGCATCATCGCGGGTGACGCCAAATGTTTGTAATCTTTCCAGAGCCTGCTGGTAGATAGTCTTCTTACGACCCGTATACATCTCAACAACTTCTTCTGCTGAGGAAGGGGTGGCAGAAAACCGTTCTGCAAGCTTGCTCCCGAAATTTCCCAACACTCGTCTCACCTCTTCGTAGGGCACACTAGGTGGCTCCACGAACACACCGTCAACTTTACAGAAATACATCCGTTCAAGCAAAGCGGTGCGGAGAGTGTGTATGTCCCCATTATTTATTCCCAAAGAACTGTCGGGACTGACACCACACACACGTGTCACAGTTCTTGGTTTGACCTTGGCGCCAGTACAAACAGTGGTCAGATCTCGGTGGCTAAGAGTACTCCTCTTACTAACACCCCACTGTCTACTGTAGCCCCATCATTGGCGCAAGTACTCCCTGCGCCGGCGTCGGAATGGCCTCAATAACCAATCCCACCAGTCAGGGTGCATGCACCTAGCCATCTCCTCGGCCCGCAATTCCATCTCACTCTTATGGAATACGAGCTCAATGGCAATGGGCAACACATTGGCAATGTGGGTCGGTCGCACCCCATGACGCTGCATGGCATCCAGGATGTACTTTCTCACGGCCAATCGGTTTGCCTTATTGTCATTAGGACAACCGAATCGATTCTTGGCATCTGCTACCATGCACCTAACATAACCTCCCTTGTTATGTACACGGCGATGCTCCACGACTCTAATGGTCTTCACATCATAGACAACATCACCCGAGTGCACCTCCTCCACGGTCCTCTTCTCCCCGACGCCATCTTCCGCATCGCCAACCACATCACAATGAATGTGGTCCGTTGCCATGGAATCATCAGGTAACAGGAGATCTCGGCCTTGTTGTCCGCGGTCATACTTCTTCCAACCTCTATAAATCTTGTAAACTCCGTAGGTTGCCATCACTCCAACACTAACGGTAGCTGCAGCTTTGGAGACTTGGGGCAAGCTGGGGATCTTGCCCGAAAACGCGATTAAGTAGTAGTTTGTGTTCATGGTTGGGATTTAAAGTGAAGATTTGTAGGTGAATTGGCACCTACACCAGCACGATATAACGCGTCGTACTCGCTGTTCACTGGCCCCTCCTACGCCAGTGCCTATCGCCATCTTCATGACGCCTAAGCCTCCTTCCCGCACTAAATGCGGCTATAGTGGATGAGTGTTTTATTAGGTTGTCTCGAATGTGTGCAACACGACGCGTTTACCATCCGCCCCGCGGCTTAACACAAGCCAAACGTGTGGGTCCTACTCCCATCTTCATCCAATCGTGTGTAGGTGGCAAGCCTACCCGACAATAGCAATCTAGAATACTTGGTGGTATTACCAGCTCGGATTGCTCCGACCACCCGTGCGACTTCAACCAACGTGAAGATTGCCCCTCTATGAGGAGTGATAATGCGC